TGCTTCAGCAAATAATTCTATAAACTTATCACTTGAGTAACGGTAGACATTCTCATATAATGAGAGATCATTATCTAAATGATACTGTAGAGATGGTAGTCCAACTATATTTTTAATCTTTATCATATTATTTCATTTCAGGATGGAAGAGAAACTTTACTACTTTAGCATCTTTAGCAACTTCTTTACCATCGATTTCTATTCCTATAGGATAAGGTTTAAATGTATCAGCCCAATATGCTACATTGTAGCTTTTATCTTCATTACTAGTAACTAATAATCCTCTATTGTATTCTTTTTCTTCAGCTTGTAATACTACTTGTTTCCCAGTAGGAAGAATTACATCACCCATAAGTTTAATATCTCCGACTTCGTTACCGTTGTCGTTGTATCTGTTTTCCTCATTAAGAATTATATCACTTAGTTTCATTAAAGTCTTTTCTATAAAATTTACCTAAGATATTATCATTGATATATCTGTCATCTTGTTCTAATACTTCATTTATAAATAGGTATTTACATTCGTAATAAGTAAGTAATTTTTTATTAGGAACAAAACAAAGTATTTTTCTTACAAAATCGGTAGGTTCTCCTTTTTTTAATAAATCTAATATATCTTTATGAGAACCATAGTAATCTTTCCAATCTGATTCGGTAATTACTTTTTGTTTAAGGGGTACTCTTCCTCCTATACCTTTAGCTTTTCTTTCTTCTTTCAAAGCTTGAAGAGCTTTTTTACCTAATTTTTTATTGCGTTCAAAATATAGTACTTTTTTTCCTATATATTTTTTACCTGTTGGCTTATGAGTAGTTTCATAAATGAAACCATAAGTATCTTTAGGCATATCTTCTATTGCTGTAATTATTTTATTAGTATAAGTCCAGCTCGGCATTGTTACCATCATTTTTTTATTGAGTTAATAATCTTATCTACATCGAAAACCTCATTTAAATTTTTATAAGGACAAGAAACTATATCTTGTGATAAATTAAATGGCTGATATAAGTTATTAGGAAAATCTATCGGAAGAGTAAATTTATTAGCTAATATATTATCATGCATTTCATAACCAAAACATTCAGGTTTAGTAGTTACCCAACAAACTGTTGAAGGTAAGTGATAAGCAGCTGAAAGATGTTGAGTAAAAGAATCTATTAAAAGTCTCTTACTTGAAAGCTGTAAGAGTATTGCGATACTTCTAAAATTATCTAAAGCGTGAAAAGTATTGGGATATTTTTTTTGGTCGTCTCTTTTAATATGTACTATAGAATATTGATCCTTAAATTCTTCTACTACTGCATTTACTGTAGGTTCGGGTATATCCCTAGTCCAAGAATAATTATATCCTAAATTAGCAGGACCGCCGTTAGGCTGTATTGCCAAAATAGGTTTATCTAATTTGTAAAAAGGTTTAAAGTAATCTATTTCACTTTGAGTAAGATATATTTGAGGAGTCTCTCCATCATAGGTTAGCCCCCATTGTTTTGCCCATATGTTGTAGAGGTGATCTTGCTCTAGAATATAATCGGAATGAGTATAAGGATCTGAATAGTAGAGTTTTATTTTATTTTCTTTATCTCTAATATGAGTTTTATAGAAAGGTCCATGCTCTCCGTTAGTAGTTACGCTGTTGACCAAGGGATTATGTTTGAAAACATCAGGATATGAACATACTACATTAATTTTCGATTCAGGATGTTGTTTTGCTATTACTTTTAAAATAGCAGTAGACATAATGTGCTTACCTAAACCGCCTTCTACGTGAAATATAACCGTCATATAAATTTAATAATTTATTACCAAGGTAGCCCGTTATCCTCAGTCCTAGCATTATAGTCTGCTATTTTTGTTGCTACAGAAGCTGAGTTAGCAGTTTGTATAGCATTTACGTCTAAACTACCTGTAATCCAACCTAAAACTATATCCTGAGTTAGGTCTGAATATTGTATAAAATCTGAATCTAAAGGATCTTTAGAAGCTAGATGAACTTCACCTGCATTTATAGTAGCAAACATATCATCTACTCTACTTTTACAATGGTATGAAGCAGTTGTTATTAAGCCATCTGCTATATTTCTTTTTAAATCTTTTATATACCATCTATGAATCATAGTTGAAAATTTATTTAAGTTTATATAATATAGTCAAAAAATTATTAAAAAACAACTTATAGTCTACTTATTATCCTGCTGATACTTTCAACGTTCCGCTATCATTCCACAATTGACCTGCATTAGATGGATCTGATGTAGGTAAGTTAGCTAAAACGACTACGTTATTTAATCCACTTGAACCTGTAGAATAGAAATTATTTACAAATGTTGTATCTGAAGCTGTTGTAGTTATGTCTTTACCAATTGCAAACGAACCTGTATGAGCTACTGTATTATTACATCCTCCTAATATACCTGAATATTCTTTTCCGGAATTAATAGTATTATCTCTACCACCAATAATAGACGAATATTCACCAATAACTGCATTGGAACAACCCCCACCTATAAAAGTATAATCTTGTGAACCAGTATTAAATCTACCTCCTCCTATTCTAGCGAAAGAAGCAGTTGTTGCTATACAGTTACTTCTTCCTCCACCTATAGATCCAAACTGAGCAAGGATTTCGTTATAACCCCCTCCTACTATTGCTGAAAAACAAGCTGAAGCTGAGTTATAGTTACCACCTCCGACAAATGCTCGTTGACCAAATAATCCATTTGCGTAGTTTTGAAATCCTCCGACAACTACCGAAGTATTACCTGCAACGTTAGAAGCTCCTCCGCCTACGACTGTATAAATTCCTCGAGCTCTATTATTGTTTCCTCCTCCAATAACAACATATTTACCAGCACAGGTATGTACACCTTCTACTGAACCACTAAATGCAATTTCATTACCTAGACCACCTCCGATAAAGTTCCAGTATTCACTAGACCCTTCAGATCCGCTTATTTTATTATTACTACCTCCTACAATTACTGATTCACCAGAGCCTAGTATTACGTTTCCTTCACCACCTGCTATAACGTTATTTCCTTGAGTAGAAGATCCGGATATTTTATTTGTTCTACCTCCTAGTATACTAGAAAATGGTTGATGATCAATAGTATTCGAACCTGTAGCAGGCATTATAGCATCTGCAATTCCAGAAGTACCGTTACTACCAGTTACAAAAACTTGGAATTTAGTATCAACACTTACATTAGTAAGACCTGATCCATCTCCGGTAAATGATGGTGCTGTAATAGCACCGCTAGAACTTATAGTTCCACTTGCAGTAATATTACCTAAAGCTCTAAAATCTTTATCTGCAGTAGCAAAATTTCTAGCAACCGAAAATACATTCTCTCCTGCATTTCTAAATCTTAATGTTCCAGTATTGATTTGGTCTACAAAACTATCACTACTAGCACCTTTATATATCTCTAATTGGTCAGTACTTCCAAATACTGCTTTAAATCCATCTGGAAAATCTAATTTACCAGTTTGATGTCTATATACTATTCCTGTACTACCAGATTTAAAAGTTACATCTCCAAAATCAAAAGTAGTTGCTCCTAATGATGATGCATTAGACCCTGTAACGTCTATTCTTGTAGCTTTAATGCCTGATGCTGTTAAATTACTATTTATAGTAACTTGTCCTAATGAAAAGTCTCCTTCTATTAATGCACTACCTGTTGTATTATTTATATATAATTTATTACTAATACCTTGACTTCCTGAAGGACCTGCGTAATTTCCTATGAATACATTACCGGTAGAACTACCAGTAATAAACTCACCAGCTTGATACCCTATTGCAGTATTACAGTTACCAGTCGTAAGTCTACAAATTGCACCTGCTCCTATACCGACATTTCTATCTCCTGATGTATTAGCTATTGAAGCTTTTGATCCAATAGCAACATTATCATCTCCTGAGTTATCGTTTGCTAATGCGTTTGAACCAACTGCTGTATTATGGTTTCCGCCATCATTAGTAAGTAGAGCATTAGAACCAAGTGCTACGTTAAAGTCACCATCGGTATTAGTTTTAAAAGCGTTATGTCCTACTGCAACGTTTTGGCAACCTTCAGTATTTTCTTTCAATGCTGCAAATCCAATACCTGTATTTTTATTAGTAGTTATATCATCATCTTCACCTGCTTGATCTCCAAAATAAGTACTTTCTCCTAGACCTATTTGAGTTACTCTACCTTGTATTTCTAAAGAACCAGAAAAAGAAGCTGATCCTGTATGAGATCCGTCAAACTCCGCAGTTACTC